AATGCTAAATCCAAAGAAAGAGTGATTCGTCCACCAATAGGTTGTTCAATTGGAGAAAAACCTTTCTCCGAATATTTGAACTCAAAGCCATCTTTTACAGACTTTACTCCCTTAACTGTTGCCGTTGGTGAAATAATCCGAGGGTCAAGACCCAACGCACAAGCCCGTTCAAACAACTTTGGTAAATCAGCAAAATGACCAAACCAAGCAATTAACATATCGGGGTCTTTGATAATCATAAAGTTCATAAAAGACTCAATCATTGTTCTTTCTGAAAAGGCAAAACTTGTCTGAAAATTATCAGTTTCTTGAAGTTGCTTATTCGGAACCCATTCATCTTCAGGGAACCAAGCCCATTGATAGTATTTCTCATCGTAGTTATCATAAACAACAATTGTAGTCAATTGGTCGTGATAATCTCCACCTTGTTGCCATTCCATATCCCAATACCATTTACGCATTTTATATTCGGGCATTTCATCTAACTCATCAACACAATACCGAAAGTGAAAAGGAACATCGGCTTCATAGGTTTCACCGAACATATCCTTTGCTTTTCGCATATCGTGAGAAGTCTCAACGATTACTTTCTTTAATGGCTCGTTGTTAAGATTAACCCAATCGCCACGAATATACTCAAACTCCCGACTAATATATTTAGTAGGTCTATATTCAAATGGCTCTGCGCTGTCTTCTTTTACATAAAAATAAGGCCGAAAAGGAACAATTTCATGTTTCTTCTCTCCATTTTCTCTCCAAGATTTGTATATTCTATTTCCATCTTCCATTCTATTAATTATCATTATTATTCACCCTGAAATATGTGGTGCTTTCAATAGCATTCTATCATTCGCTACAACCAAGAGAGGAAAATCATCTCTCATGTAAAAGTTCAACATCTGGTCTTTCTCAAAGAAAGCATAGATTGGCGAACTAAACTCCACCGTAGCAGGTTCTCCCGTAGGAAAAGCAGGAGTTATTGTTTCTTCGTATTTGTTCGTAACATTTTGGCGTGTTGAAATATTCAACAAACCCTTATTAAAATCAAACTTATATACCCCACTCTTAACTAATTCACAGGCTTTGATTGAATCCTGTAATTGTCTTTGTGTAAGAGTAAAAGCCCCTTCAAACTTTGACTTACCAAAGTTGAAAAGCGTCTGAGGCTGAATTTCATATGAAATTGGGTTAAGCATATTTTGTAGTCTTGAAATAGCATCAGCATTTGGGTGATTAACAACCAAAGGAATAGATGCTTTCTTTGTGCCACAATTGATGAGAACAAAATCACTAACGGAGAAAATAATATCTTCTCCGCTAAAATTCTTTAGATAGGGAACTACTGTTGAACTATCAACACAAACCCTTCCCTGTTCTTCAACCTCCGCATCAATAACAATTTTGACACAGAAAGTTGGATTACCATTCCATATTTCAATAGAAGCGGTATCAGCAACAATGTAGGCATAACTGCCAAAGTTGGAATTACCAAAACCGCTACTCGTTGTTCCTTTACCCTTTACTTGAACGCTTTCTAATGCTTTCTTTAGAGTATCACTATTAATTGTGAACTTCAAATCAATCCCTCACGCAATTCAGGCATTCCTTCCCAAGAAACTTTACCGCTACCAACAGTCAATGTTTCCCAAGATTTGCCCACTAAATCTGTATGTGTTTTACTGCTGAGTAATTCAGCCTTATACACAACATCATTCTTTTTGCGTGTTCTTCTTGTTGAAATAATTTGATACAGATAATCACCCCAATTGTGCCAATTTGGTTTAGAACCAATTACTTCACCCGTTGCTCCATAATCAGCCTTTGCGTGTGTAATGTAGATTTGGTCGCAATCAAGATTCTTACACATCATCAAAAGAGAATAAAATGGAGCGTTTCGCTTGCCCCATTCAAACTTCATCTTTTGTGGCTTTCCGATTTTTGAAGAGCCAGTTACATTTAATGTGCAACAATCAAGCCACTTATCTACACCGTCAAAGACAAAAAGACAATCTTCGCCTTCTTCAATCTTTGACTTAACAAAAAGAACAAAATCTTCCGAATTGGCTTCAGACTTTTGAATATCCAATTCACCGTTTTTGTTTCGCACTTCAGGATTCCAAAGAGTAATCCTAGCAGTCATTTCATGGTTTTGTCGCCATGTTGGTTCACAACCATCATCCCAGTCAAGAACATAAATTTGCTTATCTGGAAAATCAAGAGCCAAACCGCTTTTAACGGTCTTTGGTTCTCCCCAAATACCACAAATTAAACGATTTTTACGAGCCAATCGCCCTGCCGTTTGTTTTGCTAGTTTATCCTTAAAAGCCACAACCCTTGCGTTTTGTGCCATTCCTTCATCAATTTTTGTTTTTCCACTTGTTAATCCCATGTTATCACCATTCTATTTCATCTAATTTTATTTCTAATTCTTTTCCTTTTGCATCTGCCCATCCTTGAAGAAGTTCTTTTAATTCTTCTGCGGATTGACACATATATCTTGTTTCTTTTGTTCCGATGTGCAACTTAGCCAAAAACTTACCCAAGTCTCTTTCATTAGCACTCCATGTAATGAAATCTACATCTTTCAAATCAACAATATAACTTGTTTGTTTTACTAAATATCTATTTTCTTTTAAATCTTCCATATTTTTACCCTCCGAAGGGATAGGGCTTTGCACCCATTTGAGTCTCAATTTCTTCCACAAGTTTAAACTTACACTTGTTGCTGCCTATTCCCGACATGAATTCTGTAATGTCGCCAACACATCATACCCCGAAAAATCCCATGCGACATTTCTGGGGGGGAATACTGGAATTTAATCAAAACCAGTCGAAATCCTCTTCTACTGGAACTGAAACTTCTACTGCTGAACCTTCACGCTTTACGCAATAAAGTCCAGAAACATTGATTGTTACTGGTTCAACACCTTCATCCGTTGTTCTTTGGCTTGTTCTTCCGAGAATAATCACAGAAGAACCAATACCAAAGTCAAGAGTCAAATGCTCTGGAATCCAACAGGTAGTTACACCATCACTTTCAAAATCCATTTCTGCATTTAAATCAGAAATGTTAATGATTCGATTGCCATTCTTAGTTGGTGTCATAATCATATTTACAACTGAACCATCAGTAATAACATATCTTTCCTTTGATGGTAAAGCCTGTCTGTTGATATGTTCTCTTGTAATATCAACCAAAGGAACAAGATGAGAGTCAAAGTTATTTCTTAAACAATCTTCAAAATCAAATGAAGACATATCTCGATACAACTCATTATCAGGACTCATTTCTGAATTAAGAGAAAGACTCTCTAATGTTAGTTGTTTTGCACCATAAATATCAGTTCCGTTATCATTAGCAATACAAAGGAAATGAACCCATTCAAATGTATTAGGAGCAAAATCTACTCCTGCTTGATTTTTATAAGAGAAATAATAAGGCTTCATTTCTCCAGTTCCGAGAGAACCAAAGAAAATACCGCTTCTTCGCATTTGTTCAGAAGGAAGAGGCTTTCCATAATTATTATTCTTTCCACCATTCATATATGTTGGTGTATTATCAAGAGGAATAATTACTACATCACCGACTTCTTCTGCTCCCGAAGGCAATGTTCCCATTGTCTTTTCATTATATTCTCCATGATGATAACGAGCAACAACCCACTTACCTAAAGCATTTTGTGTGGCTACTGCTACATATCCTTGTTCAAGAGCATTATCAGCATCTCTCATGTATTCTTCTTTTGCTCGATTACGAGTCCATGCCATCATATCTCTTGGTGCTTCCAAAGAAACAAAGAAACCAAATGCTGCTTTGTAATAAGAATCATTGTTTGATGAAGATGCTGAATCACCACTATTTTGTGTTCTTCGCACATTCGCAACAAAGTTTCTCCAAAGACCCTTAGCAATAGGGTTTGTTGTTTCTACGTTGTTTTCAGAACAAATCTCTTCAAATTTGTTCATCGCTTCTTCTGCGGTCATACTGATGTATTCCGCACTCTTTTCAATTTCTGTTTTCATGTTTTCATCCATATTTACACTTCCATTTTTCTGTTTTGTTTTTGTTCAATTCTATGATAATTGACTAATTAACCATGAGGCTAACACTTTCGGAGTCATAGTGGTTGAACGCCATTCGCTTTCTCCAATAGTTCTAAGAATTTTAAATTTTGAGTTACTGCCTAAATCAGATACAATAACTGCATCGTGTAGGCCAACACAGATTTCACGAACTGTTAGTCCGTTATGAAGTAAATCGTGTATTGTGCTTAATGCGGTGTTATCTTTATCTACAATCTTCATTAATAATTTTTTATATTCATTAAGTCCTGCATCAATTTGTGTTTTGAGGGTGGAATTGCTTGCTTTTGCCGCTTGTAGTTCCGTAATCGCCCTCCGCATATCACCATTCATAGCATATATAAAGGAGTCCAATTCATCTTGGGAGAATCGAGTTATTTCTTCAGCCTTGAGAATTGAAGTTAATACTTCCAATACTGCTTCATTAGAGAGTGGTTTGAAATGATAGTTGGCACACCTGCTTTGTAATGCAAAGATAATTTTATTTCTATCATTACAAGTAATAATGAAACGAATATTATTTGAGTAACGTTCCATGATACGCTTTAGTGCGTTTTGTGCATCCGTTGTCATACCATCCATTTCATCCAACAATAAGATTCTAAATGGTGCATCTCCAATTGTTCCGCTTTGTGCAATATTCTTAATAGTAGTTCGTACATTTTCTAAACGTCGGTCATCAGAAGCATTTACTTCAAAGTAATTATCTTTGAACGTTTCACCTAGTATTTCTCTTCCTATAACCAATCCTGCTCCTGTTTTACCATTTCCAGGATTTCCATATAATAAAACGTTAGGCATATTTTTCTCTTCAATCCAACCTCTTGCATCAGATACGAAATGCTCTTGTCCTATAATCTCATTTAATTTCATTGGTCTATATTTTTCTGTCCATAACATATTTATTCCTCCATGATTCTATCATAACAGTCCATGATTCTATCATAACAGTCCATACAGGTGTCTTCATCAATAAACCATTCTTTTTTTTCTTTACAAATATAACATTCCATTTTTATTCCTCACATAAAATCTTCTAAAGAAGATTGATTAATTACAATCGGAGTTGTCTTTTTTCTCCTTCTTTTTTCACCAATCTTTAGAAGCCTGCATTCTGCATTGTTGAGTTTCTTTTTAGCCTGTTCTCTAAAGGCTTCATCCTTTAATAATAAAGGAAGTAGTGTTGGGTTTCTTACCCCTAAACGTCTTGATAACTTTGGTAGTTGAGAATACTGTCTTCTTCTCGGCATTGATAGTTGTCCCACAAAACCACCTAAATGACAATAGGCCAACATCTCGTAAAAGTATCTCTGACTCCATCTTCTCTTTACCTGACCATCTACAAATATTAATCTATTTGGATGCATATTTTCACATAACCAAGACAATATCTGTGTATCTGATGGTTTGTTATAAAGTAATATTTTAGCGACTAAATCCCTATCCTTTTCTTTTAAGAAACCATTTACTATTGAATAGGTATCTCTTTCAAAGGAAAAAGGACTTTCGCTATTTGGTGCTATCTCTTTGATAGACTGTTCAAGAAAATTAGTAGAACCTGCTCTTTTAATTTTACACATATCCTTTATTTCTTTAGGAACAGATTTTTGATTAATTGAAGTTAATACTACTTGACCACGATAATTTCTCATGATGTGCAATATTGCCGACTTATCAGGCTTGTAATGCACATCTTCGATAACGATGCCATTTTCCGCAGGAAAGGAACCAACGTCAAAATCAATATCGTTTGCATAAAGAATAACTGGTTTATTAACAAACGTAAGTGCTTTAGTTGATTTTCCAGTTCCAGTTTTGCCCGTAAGTAGTATTGTTCTATTGTTATTTATATTGGTTAATCCCATTAAATTACCCCTTTTATTTCTAATATTCTATCAAGTCCACTTGATGTTCTATGTTTATTCTCCGATATTAATTCTACGAGTTCTCTAAATGTTGCCCATTCACCTTTTGCATCAGGTAAATCGGGAACTAATTCTGTCAATTTATACAGATTTTTGATACCACCAATCTTTAGAATTGGCTTCGGTCTAGTCTTTGATTCTTTTTCTTTGTAAGAAGAAGTAATTTCATGTTGAAGAAGTGTTCTTTCTACTGCTCTAAGAAATCCCTCTTTCGCACGAATTATAATTTTAATTCGCACACGATAACCTATTTGAGAATCACTGGCTCTTTCTATATTAAAATCCAACTTTCCAGATGAAAGAAGAATACCAATTAACATGTCTTTACTATACATAAGAATCACTTCTATGTTTTCCTAAATATTCATATTTATACTTTAGATAATCCAAACCACTTTCTATTACCATTCTAACATCTTTTTCATATGCTATTTTGTTTCCACGAAGCACTATTGATATGGAAGTACCTTGAAAAGTATTCCACGCTACTGCTTTTTCTTCGTCAATTTCTTCTTCAAACACAGCAACTTCATAATCTTTACCTTGAATCTCTAAGGCAAATACTAGACCTTTAACTAAAGTATTGAGTTGTTCTTCTGTTAAATTACCAAGAACGAGAAAAGTAAAACTAGTGGCCGTACCTGTTTCTAAAATCCACTGTTGGACTGTTTCATCATTGAACATTTAAAGTCAATCCTGCATATACTTGCTATTATCAGGCCAATAACCATTAGGTGAAGTATTCGTCTCCAACCAATAGAAGTGTGCCGCAGTTATGCGAGAGTCGCCCCTATTTATAGCGTTTTCTTCTGCGTTTGCCATTAAGTTCATGATGGCCGTTTCAACCCATTCTGTTATGAAAAACTTTGCTTCATTAGTAATCGGTAAATCAATATTATCTCTAATCAACTTAGATACATTGATTTTTGTTGAAGGTTTAGGTCTTTGATAAACAGGTTTCTCTGGAACAACGTAATCTCCATCTTTTGTAATATATGGACAATACTTTTGTAAAACTAATTTAGGTCTTCCCTGCTCATGCATGATATTTTTTAAATGAGCATATCCCTGCTCATCAATTTTTAGACATCTATAAGTTATAGAATCAATAATCGTCATTTGTCCTTGTTGTATCATAAGTCATTCCTCGCTTGTTCTAAAATTGCCTTTATTAAATCAGGGCTTTTGCCTTTATCAAGAAAATCTAAAGCAGTTTCTAAAATTTGTTTTAGTCTATCTACTTCTTCATTGATTGGTTTAAAAGTCTCTGAACCAATATTTAGATACTGAGCAATTTTTAAATTGACATCTCTTTGTTTGTATTCTATATTGCCTTTCTTATGCATCTGAATCATTCTTCTGTGATATAATAACTGCATTCTTTTCTTAATCACCCTAAGATTAATTTTAGAATTTTTAATTGCTTTATTAACTTGGGTTTCATTCATTTCAGATATTTTTAAGCATCGTCCTAATGCATCGGGCATATATTTTACATTCCAATTTGCTTGTTTTTTCATTCTAATCTCTCCACATCTTCTAAAGTGTTAATATCCGCAACAAACTTATCATCACGAATGCGAATACAACGGGGGAATCTAAGTCCTAAGTTATCTTTAGCATCACGACTAACTAAATCAGCCTTAACTTCAAGAATAACAACAGGTGAAACAAAGAATTGTCCGTTATCGAAGTTCTCAACATTACGTCTTAGTGTGTTGGTTAATTGGACTAAATCGCTATCTGAGAAGCCTGTTCCACACCAGCCAACGCTATGAAAACCATTATCAGCCTTCACGCCTAATTCAAAAGTGCCGAAAACATTGGCTCGTTTTCCTTCCCCATATTTTGCGGAAAGGATAACAACATCCAAGTTTATCTGCGGAGGTTTGTATTTAGCCCAAAAAACGGAGCGTTTTCCTGATTGATATGGTTGGCTTGCATCTTTAACGATGATTCCTTCAAATCCTTCATTGATTGCTTCATGATAAAAGGCCATAATGTCGCCTTCGGTGATACGATGTGCTTGATTAGGAAGGTCTTTCATCTTCTCTAATCGTTGTGTATATGATAAATCCATGACTGTTTCGTTGTTGAGCATCAGACAATCAAAAATAACCCATTCTACTTTGACTCGTTCCATAGCCTCTTGAACATTTTTTGAATGTACTCTCGTCCCCATTGTTTTATGGGGAGCAGGAGAGCCATTTTCTAAGATGGGATAGATTTCGCCATCAAGAATAGCGTTTTCAACATCATAGGCTTGAACCAATTCAACAATATCTGGAAATTGCTGTGTTACAATTTTACCCTTACGATTAAAAATCATAGTTTTGTCACCATCAATATGAATTTGATACCTGTTTCCATCGTATTTATAATCAACAACAAAATCAGTCGGCCACTTATTCATCGGAACTTCCTTAGCAAGCATTGGTTTTACAAATTTTCCGTAAGTTAAATTACAAGGAGGACTTTGACCACCTTCATAATACTGACAAACTACTTGAACAGAATTAAAGTTCAAATCTTTCTTTACATCTGTTTGCTTCTTTCTGTAATACTTAGCAATAATCTTCGCTACTGTTCCTTCGTTGATTCCATTTCTCGGAGTTCTGAGCATATAGCGAATAAACCAGCGTCGTGCGTTTGCAGACATAGCCAAAATTGATTCTTCAATCATTGAAAATTCATTAGAATCAATCTTTCCACAGTTCATATTTAAAAGACGATGAACATACTGGACTGAAAAGTTTCGTTGCTTTTCAGCCGATGGGTCAAGATGGTAAATTGCTTCTCCTAAATCATCGTGAGCATACATTAATCCATCAATTTCATCATCGAATACATCGAAGATTTTAGCCATCCACTTCTTTGCTTTGGCTAAACCAAGATTATTTGCTTCTAATTTATCTTTATCAAGAATTTGAAGCACCAAAGAAGGATTACTTTTAACCGTCGTAAACCCTGACTCTAAATCCCGCGATATCCGTGTAATCTGTTGAGTTGGTGTCAATTGGTCTGTTGCTTCTAGCATTCTGCTCATATTCTCCCATGTCATCTGTAATCATCTCCTTATTGTTATTTACTTCTTTAATCAGTTGTTTTAGAAGGTTACTGATTTTTCCTTCATGTTTTTCTGAATATTCCCACATGGCTTTTGCCAAGTATATCCAGTCATTCCTCTTCATTATTATACTCTCCCTCAAGAGATTGAAGAAGTCTTAGAAAGTTCCACATTAATTGTTGAACAACCTGCACTTCTTCTTGTTTCTGTAATTCCATAAAACGGTGCATCATATGAATAAGAGAGGCTTGGGTAATTGCAGGTGCTAATCTTGCAAGAGAGTTATTGTGATAAATTTCCCAATAACAAACAAAAGATGCTCTTGCTAAATAATTACCCTTTACTACATCATTGTAGCCCACATTAAAATGTTCCAATGCAATTTCAGATTCAGCCTTCAACTTCTTCTTGATTTCTTTGCACCATCCATCAAACTTCTTATCATTGGTTGTAATTAAATAAATTTTATTCATTCTTCTTCCCTCCAATCGTATTCTGCATTAGAATCATACTTAATATCATCGCTATGAGTATGACTCCAACAACTGTGAAATGGAGTAATTACTCTCCTTCCATCTTTAAGATAACCAATCACACTTAAATTGGAATCATGGGTTAATGAGCGAATAGCAGTTTTATATGTACTAACCATATCATACCTTCCATTCTCTACTGCTTGAAACATAAAGTCAAACGACAACAAAACTGCTTTTTTCATATCTTCTTTTATAGAAATAGAATCAAAATTTTCTATAAACCATTTATGTTGAGCAATTAATTGTTCTTCTTGTCTTTCAAATCGGGCTTTTTGTTCTTCCTTTTCCCTTTGTTCTTTTTCAAGACGCATTACTTCTTCTATTTGCGCCCATTGATTAAACACTTCATTGTGTTCATTTTGTAGCCAATCCAATAATTCATTATACTCATTCATTCTTCTTCACCTAGTATTTTTTCTTCTAATTTATTAAGATTACCTAGAAGGTGTTGAAATACAGGATAGAACCTGCTATTCGGGTCTTTATCAGCAATAATCTTTTTCATTTCTTCTATATGTTTTAATTCTTCTATTTTCTTATTCATTCTTCTTCCTCCTCAATTGACCATACTGGTACTTTCTTTCTTTCTTCAGCCATGAATTTGTCTATGGCTTCACGCATTTTGCCGAAGCATCTTTCAACGTGGTTGTATTGTACTCTACAACCTTCTCCACTCTTAGGCGGCATAACCATTTGTTCTTCAACATATTGAGCAAATAAATCTACTAATTCGCCCGACATTAAAGCAAGCCCATTATAGGCATTTTGGTTTCTCCAACTGCTACCATACTGTCGATTAGGATTAACCTTTCGCACAGTCTTTTTAATTTCTTTAATACTAATTTTTGTCATCTAATTCTCTCCTTAATATCTGTAATAATAGTTTTGCTTCTTCAACATTCATACGAATGCCTTTGTTTGTTGGCTTATCATTTTTGTACCAACGAATATCTAAGACTTCAATATTCCAATATTTGCCCATTTTTATTTTACAGTCCTGTTGAGCATCACGGACTATTGTTCCTTTTACTTCTAATTCATCTGTCAATTCATCCACCCCTGTTTAAACTTATCAAGGTCTTGCTTTGAAGTAAAATATCTCGGTGTATCTAATTCATCAAGACGATTTACAACCCAACAAACACCACCGAGACTTGAAACCTGAACAATTTCAAATTGTCCGTCATTTACTTCTAATACTTCAGCAGTATTTACTTCTGGAACTAATCCATATTTACGAGTAATTTCTCTTGCAACTTCATGTATATTTTCTACAACATACTTAATGATATGCGCTCTTTGTATTGGAATTTTTGGGGCTACTTCAATTGCTAGTTCTCCAGTCATTTTACAGACTTTACATTTGTTTCCTTCACAAATAGGGCATTTTACTCTCGCTTTATGAGGTGCAGGTAAAGTTACTGTTACTGCTTTCTTCATGCTTTATACCCCATTATTTTATCAATTCTTTCTTGTAGTGTATTTGCTAAATCGGGATAGCCTAATAAGTCTAAAAGAGTAATAGCATCTATACATACATTGATTAGTCTATCTTCCAAAACTATTCCTCCACCAATACTGCTACATCTGTTGAATAAAACAATTGAGCAATTGACATAGCGGCCAAGAAACTATTCTTTGCTACCTTTACTGGGTCAAAAATTCCTGCATCTGCAAGATTTTCAAATTTACCAGTAAGAGCATTGAACCCTTCATCAGTAGCAAGAGATGAAGGAATATTTTGATTAATTCCACCATTTTGCATAAGTGTTTTCATTGGTTCTAATAACGCATCTCTAAACCATTCTGGAAATGAAATAGATACTAAAGGTCTAAATGATAATCTATAAAACGCATTACCTCCGCCAACGACAATACCTTCTTCTAATGCTGCTTTTGTAGCGTTAAGTGCATCGTCTAATCTTTCCTTCTTTTCTCTCATCTCAATAGAAGATGAAGCACCAATTCTAATTGTTGCGACTCCTCCCTTTAGACGAGCAACTCTTGATTTAATTCTAGCCAATTCATGCCCTTTGACTTCTTTAGACTGTTCTTTTAAAGCACTAATTCTTTCTTTAGTATCTCCCTCACCGCCAACAAATGTTGTTGTTTCTTTTGTAATAACCACCTTAGAACAAGTACCCAAATCAAACGTAGTAAATAGTTTAGGGTCATCCCTTGTTTCATCTACAAAGACCTTTCCTCCGACTAAGGATTGAATATCACCTAATTCATCAATCTGAGAATCACCGAAGTTTGGTGCAAGAATTACTGCACATTCAACTGTTTTGTTCATAACATTCATCAGTAGATTGTTAAGTGCTGAACCATCCATGCCTTTGCATATAATCACAAGTGGTTGGTTATTACTTGCTGAATATTCAAGAAGTGGCATAACATCTTTAAATTGTCTCAAAGACATATTAGACATAAAAATTATAGGATTATCAAATTCAACCTTTCCATTTTCCGTGTTACAGAACAAATGACTCAAATAGCCCTCTTGAATCTCCATACCTTCACGAAGAATCAATTGTGTTTGATAGTTATTTGATTCTTCAACAGTAACAACACCATCCCGACCAACCTTTGCTAAGGCCGCTTGAATCAATTCACCTAAATTTGCATCATTGTTTGATGCGATTGTAGCAACATTCTTAATGTTATTATCATCAATATCGAGAGAAATTTCATCAAGCCAATTGATTGTAAATTCCTTTAGGCTCTCCATCAACTCATTAAACTGATGAACGGTTTCTGTTGGTGGATTGTTGAACAAATTATTGCAAAGAGCCTGTGCCAAAATACAAGCCGTTGTTGTTCCATCTCCTGATTTATCTTGTGCTTGACTTGCTAGATTTTGAACCATTTGAACCCCCATCTGAACATAAGGGTCTTCATGGGAAACATACTTTGTAATTGTAACGCCATCATTAATGATAATTGGTGGGTTTCCTTGAAGAATAACTGTTTTTGCTTGTGGCCCTAATGTTGGTTTTACTGTATCAGCAACCAAATTAATTCCTTGTAATAGTTTTTCTTTAACTTCTTTTCCTTTAATAATCATTCTTTCACCAATCCTCTAATAAAATTAGTAATTGCTATATTTTCTTTTATAGACATAGGGCATCCCCTTATCGCTTCTATGATTCTTTCATATTCTTCATAGGTCATTCTTCTTCCTCCCTTGATTTTTTATAAGCCTCCATAAGAGTCTCAAGAGCAGATGGATGTGTTTGATATACCCATAAACAAAACTCCCACATAATATCTTTTGCATTTTCTTCAGAAAAAACTCTCATTCATTTTCCTCCTCAAATACTCCCAAAAGATTCTCTATCTTAACAAATATAAAATCATTGTGGGTTGGAAACCGATGGCGGTCATCGAATAAAATTCTTTTACCTTCAATATCTGGATATTTAGGACATGACACTACAATTCCCATACCATCAGTCTTTACTTGAATACCCGATTCAGAAATAGAATTCTCAATCTTTACAATAGCATAATCACCAATAGCCTTCATTCATCTCCACCATACCCTGCAATACGAATCCAACGCTTTTTTGAAAGGTCATTTTCATCAACAAAAGTATAGATGTGTTCTTTATAGAATTGCTTCAACATCTTATCTCTTTCTGTTTTCTTAGACCAAGTAACACCCTTTGTAGATTTCCTAATGTTTTTATCATTAGGATGACTTAAAAGGTGTCTATCTCGTCGCTGCTTTACTGTCAATTGTTCTGGTATATCTTTTTTCATTTTCATATTTATTCCTCCTCTGTTTTGTCCCACTTTTGTATTTTGTGAAATTTATTATCTAAGGTAATTTCTAATTGATTCGGGTTATCCTGTTCCCAAAAGCCATAATGACCAATACCACCGATAACATAAGCACATTCCATGTTTGGTTGCCAAATAGATACTGTTCTAATATCAACGCCACTAAAATAGGCAGAACCAAAAGGATGAGTATGAATCCAACATCTAATCGGCAATGTTGCACCATATGGTGGATTCATGCCAAATTCAACATAACCTGCTGAACCAGTAGTTACAAAACATTGATTCTTTTTGTCGATAACCACTTGTACTTCAAGATGAGGGAGTATTTCTGTTGAAGCCTCCCAAATAGTTTCATGAAATGAAAGATTATGAAATGCTACATCTGGAATATCTTCAATTCTTGCAGAAGGGCTAATTTGCCTACGAATATTATCCAACTCTAAAGCAAAGTGTTCTTTAATTGAATCTTCTGCTTCTTTGCGCTTTTCTTCCAAATACTGAACTTCCGCATCATCCATTCATTTCACCCTGTAACTTCGCCATTTTCTTCTGCAACTTAGCCAATTTCTTTGCTTCTTTTCGCTCTCTACGAAGGACACGTCGGCTCTTTGGCTTCTCAACGGCTGGCTGATTCTTCCGCTTCTTAATCTCCTTAGACGCTTCCATAAGCATTTCAATATGATGAGGTTCTGTGCTATCCACTAGTTTTTCTAACCTAGATGCAATAACACCATATGACCGATTAAATCGGTTACGAGCCTCATCAATCGAAAGTTCGTAAAAGTTTAGAACAAGGTCATAATCTTCTTCTTTCGTCCAACGAGGGGTATATTTCTTACGCTCAGTCTTAGCGGTCTTTTTCTTCTTAGTTTCTGGTTTAAGTGACTTAAGTTTAGCAAATTGCCGAATAATTGTTTCGGGCTTTCGCAAATTTAAAGCCAATGCTTCTTCGATTGTTTCACAATCACGAATCATTTTAAGTTCAGCAATAGTCATTCGACCACGCTTTGCTCCTTTCTTTTGAACAAGAGCATTCTTTTTCATCATCTTATTCTTTTTCTTAACTGAATAGTAACGCTGGCGAACCGCACTTTCTGTTCGGTTCAGCCCCAATGATACTGCTTCTGCGGCATTAGCGCACTTTCCAATCTTTTCATCTTCTTCTTGTGTCCATTTGACACCATATATTTGTTTCATTTTTTTCACCTTTTTGTTTTCCTTAATTTTATTTTCAAGATTTTTCTTGATTTTTGACTTTAGGTTTGTCAAATTTTTATCAACTTTATTTTCATGTTGAATTCTTTCTTTTACTGTCATCTCTTGATATGTTGTTAAAATGTCTGTCTTATCAATATTTTTCTTGTATTGTTCCAAAAATCCGACAATAATTCTACTATCAGAAAAATTGTTACGAACACAAGCATAAATAAATTCCTTTTCTTCTTTTGAGAACTTTGGTTCTTTTTCTGGTTTTGGATTCATTAAAGCCTTGTATTTGGCTGTAACAGAACCTTCTGTTCTCGCTATTCCGAACTTTCGATTTAATGCTTTAGCAATTTGAGCATGAGTATTACCCATAGCCTTTCTTACTACAAGAAAAGCAATTTGCTCATCAGTCCACTTAGAACCACCGCCATAATTCTTTTGATTTGGTTTTCTTCCTCTCATACATTCACCACCATATATTCTCTTACATCTTCATTATTAAAATATCTTTGAGTCCATTGTGCGCCTAATCCTGCAATTGCAACTTGCATAAAATGAACATTACTATTTGTTCCATCCCAAGAATCGCCTTGACAAGAATATGACCTATCATCGCCCTTCAAAAGTGTATCATACATCATAACGTCAGCCTTATGGCTGATAAGTGCAGCGTTTCTACCCTGCGCTCGCAGGTCGAGCCATTTAAGACTTGTGTTGTAAAGGGTTCTTCTAACCCCAATATTATCAACACAACAGATTACTAAATCATATCCTTCCATTTGTTTCTGTGTTAGGATAGGATATTTACTAAAAGAACCAACAGATTCATAGGAATCCATCATTACTTGAGCCTTATTCTGTCCAACGTGTCCTTTCTTAAAGTTTTGATAGGGTAAATTCTTTGTTTCTACTCCATCGGGGTCAGCCACATGAATGCGGTAAAGACCAACTTTATCTAAAATAGGAATTAGAAAACTTCCAATTCCTCCTGCTCCAATTACTAATATATTTCTCATATTTATTCCTCCTTAAATTGTGTTCTCTTATCATGGAAAGGATTTTCCATCGTTCTTTTGACTGTTTGTGGGCCAAAATTACCGCCTCTTTTTCCTTTTAATCCTTTTTCATTCAAAATTCTAGCGATTCCCGACCAACTATTATTCTCCTTTCTCAGTCTTCTCATTTCATCAATAACTGCCTGTTCATCCCAATTAGGAGTTAAGTTACCTTCATCATCTTTATCCCAACCATAAATTGATTGAGTAAAAGATTTAAAGTTGTTCTTATTTCTCTCTATACCTTGTTTAGTTAATTTAGACCATACTACAGTATTGAACCTATCATGTATAGTTGGTTTTAACTCTTCAAAAGTTGTTGGGCGGTTGATAAAACGGTTAATAATCATAAAGATTATTCCCGTAGTCAGGCTTCCTATTGCTATTCCTATTTCTAATTGCATATTTATTTCTCCCTTTTCTTATTTTTATTTTTTCTTTTTCTTTGTGCTTGTTTAGTTTTACGCATGGTAGCGGCCATTAAATCAATAGCCATTTTTCTGTTTGCTTCCTGAATAGGGTCATCTGATTTTTCAGGAACAACCCTCATTGGTATTGTTCCATGCTTTTTTCTTCTTTCTACGCATTTAGCGCACATACAGGCATCTGCTGTAATAACCTGCGTTCCTTTATTTTGTAGTTCTGTAATCATTTCTTCAAAACTTGTTTTTTTCTTCATATTGATTCCCTCAAAAAGTTTTACCATGCATAAATTCACGACTTTTATTATATTCTAGTTTAGCAAGAATTGCACCTGCAATATCTAAATCTTTACCAAATGCATAATCCATAATACGAATTACTGCATCTGCTAATTCTTCTTCAAGATTACTAAATTCAATAATCTTATTTGAAGAGGGATTACCCTCTCTAAGTGCTTCCAACGCTTCGCTAATTTCAGCGTGTATTAAAGCCATTCTTTCTCCATCATTGACTTCTCCTTTCCAGAAACCATGATTTACTGCATTCTTATATATTTGTTTTGCTATTTTATTCCATTCTTTTTCAAACATTTTATCACTCATTTTTTATCACCATATTCTTCCACAACTCGTTCATAAGAATAAATTTCATCGGGTGTTAGTTTTCTACCAATTATATCCTCTACTTCTTCTTTAGTTTTAATCCCTGAAAATATAAATAAATTTATTAACATTCTTGACATTCTGGGAGAATTTTTTCCTCCCTTTGGGCGACCCTTATTATAACCACCTTTTTGTTTAAAAAGTTCAATAGTGGGAAAAGTTGCCGTATTATATGGATTATCTCTAATCAATCTCGCTTGCATAGTTCTATGAAAAGACCTATACTCCAATAGATTTGGAAAACTAGGAGAATCACGATTCGTGTCTAAAAAACTATACAATTTATTATGATAATCCAGTTTGCTTTTTATTTCGTTAGGAACTGCTCTTTCCATGTGTCTTTCGGGAAGATTATCATATTCTTCCTTTGTCAAGAGTTTGCTCTCATACATATCTTTCATTGCATAGATTACTCCTAAATTCTTAATATCACTAAATCTAGTTCTAAGCATCAAACACCACTCCCGTAATGAAACTGTGTATAAAAATGCTTAGCGGTAAAGTAACAATCCTCTAAAGTTTCTTCATTGATATCATGGCCTCGACTTACCTTCAAACTGAAAAGCCAATCTGCTATTTCTTGAACAGTTGCTCCGTTACTCAGCATAGTATGTAATTCACTCATATATCCCATTCAATACACCTCAATCAAAAAAATCATGAGTTAAATCCTCATTGTATTTTTCTCTATATTTGTCTTGAATATCAGGCCAAGACATCTCTTGTAATTCCCAAGAAATAACATTCCATCTTCTCATACCCTTTTCAAAGATTTCTGAATCATAAAATCCAAGACCGAAGGTTTCTACATACTTTAGCATATCGAGTGTATATATTTGGCTCTGTTTGTTACTAGGCCAAGTGTCGCTATTTAGTATAGCATTTTTATACACCCATCTTGCAATAGTATCTTTAGTGTGTCCTTTCAACTGTAATTTAATGTCTTCAATGTGACATTCATCACAATACGGTTCATCTCCTCTATATGAGACTATTTCTAGTCCGTGTTTCTCGCATATTTCTTCCATTTTTATTCACCTATCTCACTTAATTGTTTTCCTTTTACTTCACTTGCTAATTCTAAACCAACCATCGCAAGTATTTGTTTGGTTTGTCTTCGTATATTAAACCGAGAGAATCCAGTTTTCTCGGTTAGCATAACTTGTGTAATCTGATTATTTACATAGATATTTGAAGCAATCCAGATTATCGCTGCATAGTAAGAACGACCTTTGTTGAAGGCGTTTTTACTAATCTTTGCTTCAAAGAACTCTAATACTTTTAAACATTGTCTTTGAAAAAGTAAATCATCAGTAATCTTTGTAAGTGTCTGTGTTAAAAGATACTGTGGATTTGCGGGTTTGTAGATTACTTTATTTCTAAAGACTTGGTTTATTTTTCTTACCAGCCTCTTAACTGTTTTAATGTTTGGTTCAAATTCAGAACAAACGTCTTTGAATGTATGTGGTGTGCCATTTTCTTTCAGAGCATAATACACAATTGCAGTTGCTCTTGCTTCATACTGACTTCTCCCAAAGATATTCTTATTGTGTAAAGACATATATAATTCTTCTACTCTTTCTCTTAAACCCATATTCGGTGCTACTTGAGAAAGAACCATATTACAATGCATCAATCCATTTTGTATATGTTGAGGAACAACACTATTTTTACCGAACTTATTGAATTTATAAGAACCTTTACCAGTAATAACTGAACCTAATTTGCCTTTATCGGCTGAACGTTCAACATTACCAGACCTATCAAGAATATGAACAGTCTCTTCAAACATATCTTGGACTAAAACTAATCCACAAATATTGCAAACTCTTTCACCTAGAGTTTCATCAAAATAGTTATCAGCACTTTTGCATTCTTCACAAATCATCATATTCATCATTCCTATATACATTTGGTTGGGACGATAGATACGTCCTAATCGTATTTACTATTTTAATTGTGTGAGTATCATTTAATAATGCTAATGCTCTTGTTGCAAATTGGTCGCCTAACGGAGAACCTTCGGCCATATTGTCAATACAAATTGGCCCACGCCATTTTGGAATACCATTGCCATCGGGTTGCCAAACAAATGTAGAAACCATTTGAATACCAGATTTGAATGAATTGTTTGTTAGTTTCCAGTCGTAGTCTCTTCCTTTAACATACATGGTTTGTAGTGTACCTTTTTCATCCCTGCGAGCAAAAAGACGGCCTTCATATTGTTGAAGCATATCATCTACTAATTCCATTGCTCTTGAATCAACAATGTCTTGCATTCGATTTTGTAAAAGAAAAGCAATCATTACTTCTAATTCAGAATTAGAAGGCTCTACTCCCATAATACGAGTATAGAGTTTCTTTGGAGACAAGCGTTTCCATGAACCTCTTGACTTATTGTGAATATAAAAGTTACAATAAGTATCTAAATCTTTTGCGGATATTTCTCCCCAAACACCATCACTAATTTCTATTGCCATCATCTTATCATCAATCTGCATTACATTCAAGCGAACATCCTGCTTTTCATAATTTTTATAGAAATGAAACGGAGCACGGTTTTCTAAGCAATACTTTACATTTTCTGGTAAATCAAGAGTAGAATAAAGATAAGACAATAATACTTCTGGACTATCTTCAAAACAAGATTTATATGTTAATCTTGCTAACGCTGAACAAATAATAGAAAGACTGTAAGGCTTACCATTTAAGTGATAACGAATCCCCTCTCTTGAGAGAAGAACAGGACATTCATTAATAAATACAACATGATTAAAGGTCGGTCCAAAATTCATAAACATACGGGTATTATCCCAATGACTTCGGCCTTTTCGAGTAGATAAAACACTTTTCCAAAAATCTTCTAATCCTTTTTGGATTGGGTCTTTTGCACTTCTATCTATTTGTGTAATTTTTTCATTAACAAAATTGTAAGTATTACAACGAATATTAGTATCATAGTATGTTCTACTATCATCTGGTTTTGGTATTCTCAATCTCATACTATCACATCATATACATATTTTTATTATCTCTATCGCACATTTCGTGCATTTCTTTTGCAATTTCTGATGCAATCAGAAGTTGCCCTCCACACACACGACAACGTGTGGCTACCTTTTTGTTCTTTCTTTTATTCTGAACATATTCTGGATTCTTTTCTTTCATCTTTATTCCTCAATCTTTTGATTGTTTTATTTCTATCGTTACATATTACACAGTCACTATGCCCTTCACAGTTTTCATCGTGATATTCTAAAATGCCCCTTGTTTTCTTATATTCTTTTTCTATGTACTGATGAAATCCCATAATGATTGCTTCATCTTTTTCCCAAAGACATTCTTTAAAAGAGGTATTTAACCTGTATATTTTCTCTCTATCATCGTGTAACGATGAACAGACGTTTATTGCTAATCTTATTCTTTTGTGAGATTCTTCTGAAAAATCTCTTATCATTGTTATTAATGTTGTTAAATACTCTTCATAATTTTTGAAGAGTTTCATATTTTTCACCTAAATTTCGCAAGAGCCACCTGCACAGGCTAATTCACCTGAGAGGTCGGTATCATCTTGAAGTTCTGTTACTTGTTCTAAATTAACTTCTTTAAGACTTTCACTTAATTCATTGTAAGTCTTTTCATCACAAGTCTCGAATGGGGCTTGAGTGTATGTTCCTCCGTCATATGGTAGTACGGACAGTCCGTTATAATAATGTCGGTTTAACCACATCCAATCGGCAACAGTTTCCCATTCATCATCTTTAATAGAAATTGTTGCTGATACATTGTGTGTATTTAGACCATCTTTGTGTCCAGTTCTAACCCAACGAATGCTAAAATTCTTTACTCGTTCTAACAAATCAAATACTGATTCATGTCTTACAATTGCATTTTTTGGTGCTTTTTGAGGAACTGAAATAACTGCTTGTTCGTGCGGATTGAAAAACTCATCTTCAACTAGTTCAGGGTGGTTTTCAGAGAGATAACCATAGATTGCTTCATTCTTACCAACACGCAAGCGACGAATATAATACTCGTCGTGATAAGCGTGAATACCGCTTGATGTTCCTAAAACAAGAGAGGTAGTTCCAGCAGGTTTTACACAGGTTGTTCTTGAAGCAGGATTGATACCAATTAACTTAGCAACCTTTTCATTCTCCTTTTTTACTTCATAAGCAGCCATTTCTAAATCTAAATGCTCTACGACATTTGAAGCAATACCAGTCATTGATACACCTAATAGTGCATCTTTTTCTGTATTTCTTCTCCAAACTTCACGAAGATAGTGAAAATCGGTATATCCAGCCTGTAATGTTCCTAAAAACGCTGCGGCAGATACTCTTGATTCTAAATCGGCTTGGTCTACAATATCTGAAGCATTTACTTCAGTTAAGTTGCAGAATTGATATGGTCGTAGTGCAATTTCGCAACATGGGTTTGTTCCCCAGTCTTTATCATTATTAAAATAAATTCCAGGTTCTCCTGAACCAGATGCTTTAATTCTGTTCCACAAATCCATAAAGAAATCTTTTGTTACTCTATGTCGTAGTAATACTGCTGAATTGTTTGCCCTGCCTCTTTGTGGATTCTTTTCCCACCAGTTACCAGATTTACACGAAATCATTTCCATATCATCTGCCGAAAACAAACTAATCATGGCGGCACGACGAATACCACCACTAAGAACAGCATCAGCAATATGACACATAATATCATGTGCTTGAATAGGTTTTAAGTTAGAACCATTCGGAATGTTTTGTAGCATTCCTTCAATTAAAACAAGGCATTTTCTTAATGGTTGAGGGCCAGGTGCTTTTCCACCAGAAGTTTTTAAAAGAGAGCCTTTTGGTCTAACATCTGAATAATCAAATACTGGTGTTGATGTTCTAATACCAGTATAACATTCCATTAGAATCTTAACTGCATCAGCCCAACCTTCAATAGAATCATTAACTAAATATCTTCTTTGACGATTAGGATTAGGATGTTGAATAGGTTGAACTAATTCAACATGATGGCGTTGAACGGAATATCCAACACCTGTTCCTCCCAATAATAGGAACATAGCCTCGCTAAAAGCGATGTGAGTATCAATTGGCATATAAGCACAATTATAGACCCGATTAGGGCTAATTTCAATTGGCTTACCGCCAAATTGCATAGAACGCATAGAAGGTAATACTTTCTTGGTTTTTACAAAGTGAGTATAAACATCTCGTATATCTTGTTCTAATTGAGGATATGTTCGAATGTGCATTTCCATATTACGTTCAACAATTTCATCCCAAGTTTCTCTTCGTAAATCTTCGGGTTTGTATTTTGCATATTTCATGTGAACTGTAATATCTGATAAAATTTTGTTGTTTGGGGCTTGAGTCATTTTTAACACCTATATGTACTTCTTTTAGGTAATTCAGAAAGGTTTGAAAAGGTTGATAGCCACTTATTACCGTCCGTTATCACCCATTCTTTTTCTTCAAGGAATACCCAATCCTTAAAATTCAGAATAGCGTCTTCACCACAACGATTCAATAAATCGTCTGTTGATGAAAACGTCTGCCCTGCGTATTCTATCCGAGTTACGCCATCGGCATAAATGTAACCCCTGTTACCCATAGCAAGGATATGCTTACATGGGTAGAAATCGGGTTTTACTATCGCTAAACCTTTTATCTGAATACAGGATGATAACTTCCATCCTTTGAGGTCTAGCATTATTTTTAATCCATTTTGGTCAATAAAATTGAAGAGGTCGGGTTGCATCACCCAAAAAAGGGGATAGCGCAAGGAGGATTATTCCTTACGCTACCCCCGAAGGTTGTTGGAGAAAAGAGAAATACTCTAAATTTAGAGATTTCCTCCAACAATTGCAGGAGTTAAATCAACTGATGTTATCGAATCCCAGTTAATTTCTGTGATTGATTCTCGACTTGTCAGTTCTCCATCAATAAAAACCCAATGTGTAGGGTGGCGGTCAATTTGCTCAATAACATCATTGCTCGCAAGAACAACTTCTGTGTGGCCTGTTTCATTCATAATTCTTAACTTAATCATAATATCGCTTCCGTTATTTTCTCTACTTCTCCAAAGTATATAAAGGAGTCCATCACTTGAGGGGTGATACGTCTCCAATCAACGCCAATGTTTCCATTCCCTATTCTTTTACAAGAGAAGACATTCTATTACTCAATGTAACAATTTGTCTTTGAATTTTCTCTTGAAAGGAATTTAAATTTTCCTCCATCTCTGATATTTTTGCAGCAACTAATTCTAGTACTGCGTCTGTCATTTCTTTTACCATATCAGCCTCAACAATATTATTGAGGTGATTGCTAATTTCAGCAGCAATTAACAAATCTATATCAGATACCTTTGCTTCAAGTTTTTTAATGTCTTTACGAAGAGATGCTTCTGCATTCATAACCATTGCTTGACTACGATTTTCATAATGAGTTCTCTTACCTTCACTAAAACATTGTTCGCATTTCGTTTGCCATCTTCCTGCTCTTGCACTCTTTGTTTTAAAATTATTACCACATTGTCTGCATTGTTTAGTATAACCTACCATATCTATTCCTCCATTTGCTCTCTATCTAAATTAATAAAATTAAGTTGTTCTTCTAAATAACTAGATAGAATCATATCCATCTTTTCTTGAAGAGCGTCAATGATTCCTGCAATCGTTCTTCGATGCAAACTAATCCAAACTCTATGATATGTATTAATCACAACCTTTGGCTCGCCTGTTTCGGTCATAGAAATAACCAATGGTGGCATATCTTTTGTATCAATCAATCTAAATTCTATATTCATATCATCATCTCCCTTTCTAAAACAATCGGATGTTGAACATATTTAGACGTTAGACATCCCTCTTCGTCATATATGCCAGTTAATAGTTCGGTCATACAAAAGTCCTTTGCTTCTTTTGTAAGCAATAATCCATGTACTGCTACTTGAGGACTGGTAATAAATAGGTCAATGTCTAATTTATCTTTGAAGCGACGTTCAAGATTATAACAATTCATTCTAATTACGTTCTTAGAACCTTCGCCTACTCCATGAGCATCTAAACACTCTTGAAGTTCTTCGTATGTTTGTTTTCCTTTTTGCACTAAAACATTAAGCAGTGCTGTTTCTCTTAATTCTTGTATTGTATGCATATTTATTTCTCCTATATTTATTTGTGAGTTGGCGGGCATAACAGGAATCGAACCCGTATCTTCGGCTTAGAAGGCCAAAATGCTATCCATTACACCATATGCCCATTGTATTTACTGAGAATATACTACGCCTAATTGTATTGCGCTTATCATATTCTTAGTTTGAATGATTGTGTTAATTCTATCAAGGTCATCATGTTCATTTCTATCTACTGAATTGATGACTAATTCAGCCACAATCTGTGCTAGTTTTTGATGACTAGCGTTACTAAATAACTTAGTTAAATCTTCTTTGAGTGTATCTTTATATTGTTGCTGAAGTAAGCAATCCATACATTGAATACGTTCCATGCATTCTAATCTATGATTGGGTAATTCATACCAACCAGTATCATTACAAATATTACATTTCATTTTATCACCATACAGGTTGATTCTTATAAAAATCAATAATCTGTTTTGCTTTACATTTTAAGCAGTGTACTTCTTTTGTGTATCTTTCGCATCCTTCTGTTGCACAAGGAACAGATATTGCTCCACACATCAGAAATCCTCCGATATTGAAAAGAAACGTGTTCTCTTTTGATTCCAATATTGCAAGGAAACCATAGCAAGAATTAGAACATTATAATTCTTTGCTGATTGATTAATCCTAAAGTCTTCAATTGCTTGGTCATAGAGAGCCTTCGCAATTTCTATCTTTTCTGTAACAATTTCTTCATCCATTGATTTATGGATTGAGCCAAATTCTTTCTTCAATTTTTCTAGTATTTGATTTTCTACATCACTAAACATTTCATTCACCTGCCTTTTCTTTTAATTCATTCAAGCAAGAAAAACAATAAGGGTTCTTCCTACTCACTACTACATTACATCCAATACATCGGTTTGGTATTTTAATCTTCATTCTTCTTCCTCCTGAGACATATCATATAAATCGAAATACTCGTCCACAGGAACGTATTCTCGTATTTCAATTGTTAATTCTTTAATGTTGGCTTCACGCATATAATCATTGCGTGATTTAGACAAATTATTCCATGCTTGGCGTAAGTCTTGAATTGTTTCATATTTTGTGGTTGTTCTCTTTATAACCGTCCCATCATCGTGAATAATATTTCCATATTTTACTTCTATATCCATGTATGTTAGTTTCATTTAGTATTCCTCCTCATCATTCCGACAGTCAAAGTCCTTGTTTTCTCTTCGATAATACCAACGTCGAACCAATTCACGAAGCGTTTCACGGTCTGATAAAACAGTCATCAAAGCCTCATGGTTGTGTATATCAAATGGCCCATGATTTGCTGATTTCTTATCTTCACGATTTGCAGTATAACCTACTCCGCAAGCCATAAGAACATCAAATAGTTGTTTCAATTGGTTAATTGAACCACTACCGTATTTGTCGCTTAATAGTCTTTCTACGTTTGCTTTTGCTTGTTCTAAATTCATTCTTCATCACCTCTATTTTCATATAATTTGTCCATAAGATTCCAATATTCCTCTTCATCTTCTTTAGAAAGCATGGCAATTACTTCTGTCCAATCAGTATATTTTAGGTATTCTCTACGAGCCCTATCTTCGAGTTTTCCAATTTTTTAAATTAATTCG